CCGTAAGCGCATCATTGTAATTTAGCTCTCCAGACAGCACGCGATCACTGATCGCTTTTGCGTCAGCATCACTCAACCCATACATGTCTTTTGCCTGTTTAGCAAGCTCAGCTGCCGTTTCTGGCAAGGCTTTTATGGTGTTAAAGTCCTGATAGTTCTTTAACCCAGTGGCGATATCATAAGCCCATTGTTTAGCCGCTGCGTCATCTTTTAGTCCGTTATCTTTAGCGTACTTTAAAGCGGAGTCATAGGCTGTTTTTGCTGTCGGGTCTTTTTGGATAGTTTCGTCGGCGTGAGCGGCTTCAGCCTTCCTAAACGCATCATAAGCCTCAGCTGAGTTGTATTCTCCGCTGTCGATCTTTGCCACGATATCTTTAATGGCTGCGCTGTCTTTCATGCCGATCATGTCAGCTTGATCTTGAATCCAAAGTTGCGAATCTCTAGCTTCTTGGTCTCTAATATACTGACTAGACACTTCAGCAGCAGGGGTTCCGTCTTTTGCGTCTGCTTTTGCAAACTCCATACCTAAGCTGTTTGCGCTCTCAGCTGCTTTTATAAGACCGCTCGCATCGTACTGGTAGTCTTTGTTTTTTGACCACGAAGATATATCTTGGTCTAAGATACTATTTTTGATTTCTCTTTGTGCTTCATACGACAGCCCTTTTTGAGCTGCTTGATCTGCTGCGCTTTGAGCGTTAAATGCTCTCATAGCGTAAGCGTCTATGGATACCCCATCTCCTTTGCCCTCAGCCTTCATCACTTGCGCTTGAGCAGCTGCCTTTAAATCTTCGTCTGATATGTCGCCGGCATACGTCTTTTTGAAGTCTTGATAGATGTCACCTACTTTATCTTGATCAGATTTTGTAGCGGCAGTTTGAACTGCAGATGTAGCGTCTTGAAGTGTAGCTTTGGGGTCATTTATATACGCATCCCTCTCAGCTTGAAGGTCTACGTTGCTCAGCTGATCAACCTTCATCGCCGCAACTTGCTGGTCAAAAGCGGCTGCTTTGTTAGTTTTTAACGCATCAGCTGCTGCTTTAGCAGTCTCTTTTGCTATGTCTTTAACTTGAGGGCTGGTTAAAATTTGAACAGACGTAGTTTTTGCGGCATTTGTCGCCATCGCCTGCACTTGCTCAGTCGTTTTGCCCTGAGCAACTCCAGTGAGTGTAGCGTTCACCACACCAGTAACTATTTTATCAACTGCAGCTGCACTTGCCGAGCTTTGAACCAAAGCCGTAAGAGTTGGGCTGGCCTGCACGATATTGCCAACTATATTTGCTCCTTGAATCAAACCTCCAATTGCTGCAGCTTTAACATCTTGACCAGCGATGCTAGCAGAGATAGAGGCTATGATAGGAGCTTTGATAACGCTGGGTAATGCTGCAAAAGTAGAGTTTGAGTTTAAAACTCCTGGTACAGACGCAGCTAGACCCATCTTTAAAGCATCATTAACGCTCGTACCCGTCAAAGCAGCTGTAGCGACTGATCCAGCCATATTACCTACAACTGTCGAAATCACAGTATTCATGCCCGTGCTTGCAAGTGCACCAGTCACGTAATTTGCAGTGGATCCGCCTACAACCGGAACAAGAGCTGCGGTGAGACCTTTCTTTACGTCTCCGCCGTTTAAAGCTGTGTTTACTACCGTGTTTCCAACGATTGCGGCTGTAGTACCAGACAACCCAATGCTTTCCCCGATAAGAGACCCAAGCCCAGGAGCGTACACAGCTAGGGCAATTGCGGCCAGAGCTTTGGGGTCTGTAGCAATTGCTTCTGCTGTTTTTTCAATAGGTTGTAAAATCTTCGCATCTAGATCAGCAAGAGCATCTTCTGTTTTGTTTTTAACATCTGTGTACGTATTTTTAACGTCTTTGTATGTATCGTCTACCTTATTTTTAACGTCTTTATACGAATCTTCTACGCTGTTTTTCGCTCCTGTCCATGCGTCTTCTACGCTGTTTTTAGCGTCTTTTTGCGTATTTTCTACCTTGTTTTTAGCTTTTGTCCATGCTCCCATTATAGAGTCACCTCCGCAAGATATCTACCATCAGAAGTAGGTTTTATACTAACCTGCTCAGCGGAGACGGTTTGCTGGATGAGCTCAGAAACTCTAGGATTATCATACGGCGTCTCTGCATAAGTGTACCCGAGTTTTCTAAGCAGGACAAACAACGCCATTACGTTTTTCACTAAATTTGCTGCGCTGTCTGCGTTAAAACAGTGAAACTCTGCTCTGTCTTTTTCTGTAGATTTAAAAATCATCAGGGTTTCACCCTCTCGTACGACGTGGGCTCCTAACCCGATCTCACGGTTTATGATGTCTATCAAGTCTTTCGCGCTCATATCCTTGTGGTTTCGTTTTGCGTCAATCTTTAATATTTCATTTGGTGTCATATCAGTTCTCCGGTCTAGGATTTACTGCATTTACAAGTTGCTCAGCCCAATCAAACCAGTTATCAAAATTATCTGAAGAGGGAATAGCTTCATTTGTGAATATATCAATGCCTTTAATCCCGTTGGCCCAAAGTTTCCAGTCTGTTGTCGGTCCGGGAATTTCAAGGTTTTGAGTAGAGTATAGTTCACACATGACAGATGCCCACGAGTCAAACGTGTGCCCTCTAGGATCATATACAAGTGCGACGTTGCTCATGGGCGTACGTCTCCAATATCTGCGTCTAGCAGTATTTTACCCGCTTGATAATCACCACCTTGAACGTTGCTTTCAAAACGAAGGCGAAGCTCACGACGTTGCTCACGCATATCGATCTTACCTGTTCCTGGACTAAACACGTACGGGTCGCTTGTAACGTCTTGCGACTGTGCAAAGGGGCGTCCTGTGACATAGCAGTTCATATCACCTTCTTGTATAAAGTCAGGTTCTACTCGCTCTAAGCGTAGCCAAACATTTTCTCCAATGGGGGCAGGCTGTGAAGGACCTCCAGAAACCAACCCTAGGTCGTTGGTTTCAAAGAAACTCTCAATGGCTGTTAAATTCTGTCCTTCAACTACGTCCACGCCGATCTCATGCTGCCAGAGTTTGATATAACCGGCTGGAGTGCTGAAAGTGAGCAAGGAGGTTGCACTAGATGAGGCAGCTACTGTCATGTGGATAACCATAGGATAGAGGGTTGCAACTGGGGTGGTAAAACCCGCCCCCGTTCCTCCAATGTTCGCTGCGGCTGCACTCAATGAACTGCCGACTAGGTAACTGTATCCGGGGAATGTGATCGTCACGTTGGTGACCACTCCACCGCCAACAACGATCGTGGCAAGGGCTGAAAATCCACCACCTCCAGTTAAAGGTACGTTTGTGTACGTCCCGTTTGTATACCCAGAGCCCCCAGTGATCGCTCCGCGCGTAGCTAACCCAGAAGTCGTGACCTGATCTATAGCAGTGCCCGTGACAATACCTGTACCCGATATCACAAGTCCAGGGTACAAAAGACCATCATATACAGCTGCTGCAATGTGAGTATTGCCTGTGACCGTGGTAATCGTTTGTGTAGAAACTACCTCAGCTACGGATACATCTGCCCCAGCAATGATGGGATAGTGAAAAACTTGAGAATAGAAACCGGCGGTGCGTCTTGCCCCTACAGCAGTACCCGCATCATACCAACACTGCTCACGGGTATTGTAGATTATCGCGTCGTTGCACTCAGTAGAGTCGCCACTCGGAAAATACCACCAAATCTCACCCCAGCGAGGAACTTTAGAAGCCCACACTTTTTGACGCTGAGCATAGTTCAGGTTATCAAAAAAGTAGTTCATGTTAAAATTATTCGGTATCTCTTTTACAACACCGTTGTACATCAAAAAACAGTCCACGCCGCACCAGTAGTAAATACCCCCGTACTCAACTGCGGATTGGCTGGACAAAATCGACGATTGGCTGGTTATGATGTCGTAACGCCAGTACTGAGCTGGGGTTCCGACGCCGCCGACAAAAGATACCCGAATTAAAGAGTCAAGACTCCAAAAAAGCCCTGATGGAGAGTTTGAGCCGCCACGAACGGGTAACCCTTGAACGACCTTTGTCGTAGCTACGTTGGTTTCATTGGCATCTGCTGACACCCAATCGTTTAAATCATTTGCGGAGCAATTTTTTATCAAACCATTATTGCCGTACACAAAGAGGTAGGGATGCAAAGATACGCAGCCTCCAGACACTTGAACTTGATTGTCAAAAGTGATGGTTGCCGTGGTCCCGTTTGTAGTTGCTAGAGACAGATTTACAGTAGTTGTGCTGACTGATGTGACCGTTGTTCCTGAAGCTATGCCTACACCCGATACTAGTTGTCCTGCGCCTATTCGTATGTCTGTAGCCGGCAAAGTTAAAACTGTTGCTCCTGAGCTTTTCGTTACTCCAGCTATACTGAACACGCCAACTGCACTCATTGTAGAGCCAGTGATGTCTCCATATAAAACTGGAGTATCATACGTACTATCAATGTTGGTTAAATTTTGTCCTGGGTGAGCTACAATAGTTCCTACGCCGCCGGTTGCACTATAGAAGCCGTCAAATTGCCAGAGATTATTCGCGTTTGCTGTGAAGTTGCTCAATGCAAAATCTACAACACCCGCACCTATACCTGAGTTGTCAATCGTTAAAACTTGCAAACCGTCGCTATACCCGCTGAACACTCGGTTTACGCCGTCATTTGGGTTCATCCAGATACCGCGAGAAGGACCTTTTACGTCTGTAGAAATCAGCCGATATCCCCACATCTTCCTAGGACGACCGCGCTGAAACCGCACCCACCGGCCAGCCGTATAGTAGTCCATGTCGAAAACAGTTCCATCCCTTTGGATGCCTGGCTTCGTATCTAAAGCAAAGACTTTTTGCGTCAAAACGAACCTCCAGAAATACCGTTAGGTACGCGCATACCTGAAGCGGACAACACCATACCCAGCGCCCCAAGTATAGCTATTGCAAGTTGTCCTGAGGCTGGTCGATAAATACCGGTCGTTGTCTCAGAGGTAAACGCTAACGAAGGAGAACCTACTGAGCCGTCAGATAAACTGATTACGCTAAGACCGGCAAGCACTGTGTTTGCGTTTACCAAATTTGTTGAATCACAAATTAAGGTAGCTTGGTTGTTTGCTGTAATCGTAGCTCCAGATGATCCAGCGATACCGGTAGTGATCGTTATTGTGTAACCCCCGCTTCCGGCAGAAGTTGCGTTCTCTACATAGTACACTTGCACCGTAGGCGGTACAACGATCGTGACGTTCCCAGTCAGCGTTCCTGTGTACTTTTGTATCACATTGGAGGCTTCAGAACTCGTGAGGGTGTAGGTTCCTGAGGTGACGGCTTTGGTTAAGATTGTAAAGTTAAACTGGGTTGATTTGCCAAGACCTACCGTGTAAAACCCAGAACCTGAGCAAGACACTATGCAGGAGTCTCCTGGCTGGAGCGTTATGCTAGACACTCCGTTGATATAATCACCCGCTTGCGGTGTTACGGTAAGCGTTCCGGTACCTGAGTTTCTAAGAGAAAAGAAAAAGTTATTCCCTAAGCTGGTTGTGCTGCTCAGAGTCACAGTGCCCGCTCCCCCTGTAAACACCTGCACAGAAGAACGCAGACCCGTGTAGACATTGAGGGTAGAGCTAAAAGTAGTTACCGGTTGTGCAGCATTTAGAGTGACACCAGAAGCAAGTAAACCGTAGCCTGCGAGGGTGGCTGCATCAGCGCCAGAAGAGCCGATGCCGTAAGCGATAATGCCCCATGTACCTGCCGTGTTTAAATTTGTTGTTACATAGATATAGTACGAAGCTCCTGGAGCGATAGATACTATTGTACTTCCAGTAAAGTCTTTTACAATAAAAGACACTGCCCCAAGATTCCTCAACATCGCGTCTGTACCGACTGATGTTTGGTTTGCAGGAGGCATAAAAAGCGACAACCCGACCGAGCTTGGGGTCACGTCCATTATTCGGGCTGAGTAGTTTCCGTCTACGTTGCCATTTAATGGCCACGACAGTGTAGTGTCAGCGCCTAGAGCTATCGATCTATACGATACATCTGTAGGCTGGATTACGTTGCCAGTAAACGGACTGTTGTAACTTGTGCTCATGAATCCACCGCTAGTGATTGTCGATCGCCCAGTCGTGTAACGTCTTCATTTTTCAAAGCCGTCACTATCAACTGGTACTGTTGCTGCCACATTGCAATCCTGCCATCGTTTTTCAGAAACGGCATAGCTTGGAGCAATGACCCATAAAGTAGCGCCTGAGGGGCATATTGTGTGAACCAGTTAGACTGGTTTGAAGAATCTAAAGGCTGAGGGCGTTCATAGTACAGCACTTCAAAATCATAGGCCGCATCCGGTGGAGGTGTAATCAACCAGTGGGTATAGTCGTAGTCACAGTAAAATTTAGGTAAGTCTGTTAAAGTGCTATCTGGCCAGTACTCACGAAGATATTCGTATTTGCGTAAAAGCATAGGATAACGAGTCCCAGTGGCATCTGTGATGTTCATAGACACTGTTTTGCGCCATCTAGCCGGTTTATCTAACACGGCTCCTGAAATATTCAGTTTGCTAGTGTTTACAGTCAAAGTCCCTAAAAACTTGAGTTCTGCAGTCAAAACTTGCTCAGCGAGCATTACAAATGTAGGTATCTTTGCTAGCGTCGCATCATCAGTTCTTTCTAAATAAGACGACACGTCTGCGGCAAGCGAATCGTACGTCATTACTGCTGCTGTAGTCATCGCTTGTTTCTCCGCTATTTAACTGTGGATCTCATTATAACTTCAAGCGTAAGCGCGAGTGCCTGCTTTATCTATGATGAGCGCCATATTGCGAGGTTCTGCCTCTTCCGTGTTTGGAATCGACACGTGCGTCCAACGATCGAACTCACGAATGCACTGATCATAGGGCAAACCGGACTCGATGATCGCGGTGACTACTTCGTCAGGAGTCATATCTTTTACTCGAATATCAGCTGCGCAGCCATGACGGTGCTGTGATTTATCGGTAGAGCCGACGGCTTTGTTGACCTCAGCTGAGCGAAATGCTGAGTTGATGTGGATTTCACGCCCACCCAGCACGTCTCTAACTTGTTCAAGAAATGCTGCCAAGCGGACAAGGTTTGCCATTTCAACGTCGCTGGGGATATTGTCAAACTCACGATGATCAGTGTGAGTCAACTCTTCGTAGGTAAAGTTGGGGGAGAGGTTCATGGTTTTTCCTTTAAGGTTTCACGGATTTCGTTGTAGAGGTTGATGCAGGTGTTGAGCTTTCGGACTGTTGCGTCTGCGTCGTCTGTGATGGCGACAAGAGCTTGAGCAGCCTCTGGCTGTAGTTCTGCTGTTCCAAGGTCAGCTCCGGAGGAAGCGGTGGCATCTCCGGTGGCTTGTACGGGGCACACTGGGGTTTTGACAGGAATCCGCAACTGCATAACACCAGTGGCAATATCAGCGTTGCGCTTTTGTTGTAAAAGTTTTGCATTTTGGTTTGCTTTCTGAAGTTGATTTGCTTGAGCATTTACGGCAGTCACAAGCACTTGCTCTTTTTGTCTAGCTTGCTCATTAAGAGCTGCGATTTCAAGTTGCTGTCGCGTGTTTTCGTCATGTTTACCTTTGTAATACCCGCCTCCAAAGCTGCTAAGTATCGCAAAGATAATTCCAAGAAGAACGTAAGGGTTAAATATGCTCATGGTATTTCCGTGTTGCTAGGAGCGTTGACGCTCAAAGGTTTGACCGGCACTTGCGGAACCGGCGGTTTAGGTGGCGCAGAAGGCATTGTAGCTTGGCTACCGTGGTTTACAGCCAGCAGTGTTCCTATGATAGATATCATCGAAATTACTGCGGTTTTGAGTAACTCAAGCAAAAACGCGTCATTTTTGGCTTGGCCGACCATAGGTTGAGTGACAAACATAACACAGTACAGCAAACCAAAAATCATACCAACAATCGCCACGTTAAAGAACATCAATGTCCAAAACTGGCTCAAGGCTTGCCATTCTTCAGGGCTTCTTTTTGAGGTTGTCATACATTTCCTTTGTAATTAAATCTCTAGTGCAGGTTCCAGACGCATCGCACTGGGGCGGTTCACATTCAGCTTTTCCCCAGTTCTGAGGATCTTGGCATGGATAACGATACCTGTCTTCGCACGCGGTCAAAAATAGGATTGTCATCAAAATTAACAGGCTCTTTATCACGATTTTTCCTCTCAATTTCTCGCCGTAGCTTTTCAATTTTTTCCGTCTGCGCCCTGACTTCATGCTTGGCTTCCAGCACATCTAAGTACAAGAATGCGAGCAGTGGCAGCATCAGCGCAACCAGAACAACAGCAAAAATCCAGCCCAGCACACCCATCACATTTTCCTCCACTGGCTGAGCCACAGGAACCACGTCCACAGGTAGAGGATAAGAATAAGCGTCAGGACTGCGGCTCCCGCCTTGAAGTTGTGACTTCTTTGCCTTTGGTGCCGTTGCCATCTTAGCCTTCTCTCCCGTTGTTCTTGTCCCAGTCTGGCAGCTTCTTGTTCGGCGGCTATGACATCCCGCATCTCAAACACCTTACTGTACAACGCACCCATTTCGGGAGGACTTTGATACACCATCGTTTCCCTGATCGTCACTTCCAGAGCCGCCATCTGATCCATCGCCATCACCCGCTTCAGCGCGGCTTCCATCTGGTTCTGATCTGGATTAAATACGTTTCTGGACTTTTCTTCTTCCTCCCGGATGTGCGCTGCTAACTGTTCTTGGATTTTGAAGAATTCTGTAAGACTCTTGACAACTCCAACCATGACCTGCGTCTCGTCAACAGCGACATACCTGTCTTTCTTTTTCGCCACAGGCTTGGGCGCGGTTGGTTTTGGCGCACCGCCAAAGAGTTTTGCAAGCTTCCCCCAGAAACCGTAAATCTCTTTTCCAACTCCGATAGCTTCGTCAACTGTAGCCTTAACCTCCATGAAAGAGGTCTTTGCTTGTTTGTAAAGCTCACAACCCTCTTTGATGGCGGCAACACAAGCATTTGCAGCAAAAAGGAGGGAGATCGGATCAATTTACAGCCCCAAAAGTTTTTTGACAAACTCTGCTGCTACGCCAGGACCAAATAAAACACAGCCCATCACTACGTATATAAGGTATTCAATTTTGGTCATACGTTTGTCCCCAGCAGACAATGATTTCTGAATAGCTTCATATCGTTCGGCGCAAATAGCTTCGTGCACAGCAAAATTTATTTCAAGTTCTTCACTCATGGTCTTTCGGCTCCGCTTCTACGGCTGCTGCCATAGCCTCTTTGTGTTCATTTTGAAAACGTTCAACCAACTGAAAGACTTCTTCGTATGGACGCTTGCCCAAATAACCGAGAACTGCATTTGCCAAGTCTACGCTGATAGTCACTTTTTCGTTACCCATTACAAACTCCTTTGGTTAAAAATTCAATTATAAACTGGCCATTGCTGCGAATTTATTGCGGCTTTTACCTCTTCCGCAGTTGTCGCTGCTTTAATCGCATCTACAATTCTATTACCTTCTACAAGCACTGCTGCTCTGTATGCGGCTATCACTTCCGGTATATCGATGTTTCTTTCTAGTTTTCTAAGTACGACCCAATCTGTGGGTTGTAGGTATAGGTTTGTGAGTTTTTTAAACTCTTCAGTCCATTGAGGTTTTAAGCCTCTACGTATCGTTTCTTCCCCCTCAAGTACGTTATCTAGAGGTTTTGGAAGGTCAACATCATCATAGTACTGACCATCAAAGTATGGTGGCGCTGGTTTATCAGCGACTTGGATAATACCTACCGCCTCTTTTTCTGCCGCTGTCGTTAGCTGCAACCAGTTATCAGGATACCAAGTCCCATTTATTTCAAAAGGAGCATTGATCGGGAGAATTTTTCCGTTATACATGTACATAAAGTTACCTCGCGAGTGAAAAATTGACAGGAGCGTATGCCCAAGCGATATAGCAGTAATTGTTTCCGGCTGCATTTAAAGCTGTGGATCTTAATTTAAAACCATTGGACAGGATGTCTATAGATATAGTTAAAAAGCCGCCGCTCGACGTCGTTAAGTCAAGAGCTTGAGTTACAGGGTTTTGGTTAGCGACTGATGCAAGATTAACAGTGTTGTACGTGTTAGTCACACCGGTCAAATTTACTATATCAAAAGCATACCAATCTTCCGAATTTGTTATATTTTTTATCCAAACAAGTACGGGTGCAAAACCTAAATTTACAAAATACCCATCGGTTTGCCCGTTACCTACGTACGCCGCGACGTGTAGTACGCCGCGTTCTTTGTTAAAGATATAGTACTGGTATTTTGAGCCATTTTCGTTGACATAGGTGTTTGTGAGTAAATTAAAGCCTCCCGAATACAACCACATATCATTTTGAAATTGAGGGGTTACGGAGCTGTTAAGATATAGCTGATAATAACTGGGCAAGGCATTGCACCAAATTACCCAAGGAGCTGCGCTTACATTGAGCTTTTTTATCATCACAAAATCTATATCTTGTCCTGGCTCGTCTACCAATGTCAAACCCGTACCGTTGCCTGTGTATACACCGGTAACGATCCCCATATTATAAGAGTAAAAACCATAGATGGGAGAAGCTGAAAAAGTTCCGTAGTTGGTTGTAGACACTGTAGTATATCTAAACGTATAGTTATAGTAACCGACAGTGTTTTGGTTATTTAAAATGTTTGTAGAAGATAACCCTATGACTCCTGAAGTAGAAGATACAGATATTTTAGGACCATCTCCTGTTGTGTACGTATTATTAGCCCCCAGTATCATGTAACCATTTAAAGCACTATTGTACGTAAATGCGCCTCCGTTGGTGTCTGCATATACGTTCGAGCTCAAAGTTTTAACAGCCGTTGTTGTGTACGATATATTAACATACACCTGAGCGTTGTAAGGTCCAACGCTTTGTGCGGCTCCAGTGCCCGTGTATCTAGAAATATAAAATGCGTTTCTAGGGTCTGTTACTACTGCTTGGGGTATAGTTGCTGTATTAATGCCTACTGCGTAATTTCCATAGTACTCAATTCCTACGTAGGGGTAAGAAAAACCTTGTTGCCCAAAATTTACGTAACCAGAGCCCATAGGGGCTACACTGTTTCCTCTTATAAAAGGAATAAATACCTGCTTACGCGAGTACATGTTGTAACTGAGCGCCCAACTGTTGTTGCCAGTTGGTGATCCATTTGACCAAACTCCGTTCCTTGATACCCAAATATTACCGTGATCAATATTAATCATTATTCCAAAGATGTCTGTAGTTACGCATCCTGTAAAAAGTTGAGTTGCTGTGGATCCATCCCAAGAAGAGCATATGGTCCCAGCAGAGTTAAAACGTATCCCATAAACCTGCCTGAGGCTAGCAGCCAAAGGATCTTGACTATACTGATCAAAGTCGTCAGTGACATATCCACAAAACCAATCAGCCTGATTGCTCTTTTGAAACTCAAAATAGTAAGAATATGGTGCGGCAGCTACTGCAGCATTTAAGGTGAGGGTTCCTGGTTTAGAGTTTGTGGCAGTTGCAGTTGTAGTTGTGTACTGCAAATTCCCAGAAGATGGTAATGTTGCGGGAGAGCCAGCAGTGATTTGAAGAGGGTTTAAGGTGCAATAGTTAGAAGAAGTTATTGATATTGCAGGGTTGTACGGGACGTCATACAAACAACTATAAGTCAGTTTGTCTGATGACGTTGTAGACACATTTATCCCCCAGTTATTTCCTCTACCGCTAGTGTCATAGCCGAGTGTTGTTGCATTTGTTACGTCTCCAAAATCTAAATAAAACCCATTTGTCCCATAGCTAGACAACCCCGCAGCACTAAGCTGCATAGGTTGTGGAGCTACGTCTATAGAGTTTGTAGAGTATGATTTTTCAAAATACGCAGGAGGCACTGCTGCTCCATCTATAAATGAAACAGAGGTCATAACCCCGTCAAAAAAACTTGATGGACTACTCGCCGCTATTTGATGTCTAGCTGCGGTATTAAATATAGTGTTTGTTTGAGTTGCTACGTAATTAAGCGCTGTTGCGGGAGTATACGAATTGAGAAACCAGTTTGTTCCTGCTATCCCAAAAGTTATGTGATACCATGCTGATGGGTCTCTATATTTTGTAGTTGTAGTGTATATAGTCACCCCGCCGTACACTATGACTAGTTGATCTGCTGCGTTAAAACCGACGTAGTTGGAGGTATTAACAGAAAAAATAACCTGTGTAGACCCCATGGATCCTCGTTTGATCCAACAAGAAAAAGTCCAATAGTTAAGATCTCCAGCAGAAGCAAAAATTTTGGTGCAGAAGTTTGGAGCTATAGATCTAAACCGAACGCTACGAGTTGGGTAAATGGGGTTGTACACCACATTTTGAGTTTTAGAGATGAATTGATTTGGAGCTGCAAACATCTAGATTACCTCGCCAGAGCAGAAATAAAGTTCATGGAAGCCCAAGCACAGTATATATATGTAACTCCGGACACGTTTATGTTTGCTCCTGTAGTTGATCTTGTCTTAAAGCCGTTAGATAAAAAATCTATTGGAGAAGCGGAGCTAGAAGCTGCAGTTGTTTCTATGTTTAAGGCACTGCTAATCACGTTTTGAGCTGGGGTTGGTCTAGAGCTAGGATATGTTGTGTTGGACATAATAACATACCAACTACCCGTAGTGGAGCTGGCTTTTATCATCACAAGCTCGGGGGCAAAACCTGTATCTACAAATACTCCACTTGTTTGCCCTGTACCTACAAAACTTCTAAATTGAGAATATCCGGGAACTTCTGCAAACGCATAAGCAAAAAACGAACCCCCATTGGAATTACTAGAAATGCTGGTACCTACAGTTATGTTTGTACCCGCAGGAGCAGTGCTATTCCAAAGTGTTATATCTCCCGCTGATGCAGCATTTGTATTGAAATTTATATAGTTTGTTGCTCCTAACGAGACGTGGTAAATAACTAGGGGTGGGACTGTGGATAGGTAATCTTTAACAATGACAAACTTAGCGAGAAGCCCTACTGCTACGGTTCTATTCGCGCCGGTACCTGTGTACAAAGTGATAGACTGAGCTGAGGAGTTATTCCTAAAAGCCCAGTACTTGTACGTAGCGGCACTTGTGTTGATGTTAGCCAAAGTACCGACTGTAAAACTAGCGTTCACTCCAAGACCTGTAACACCTTGTGTTTGCGTTGTTTGCGCGGGACCGGCTACGTCGGTGATAAGTTGTTTATTATCTCCTCTACTTGAATCATACAAAACCCCATCGCCCGTAGTGCTGCTTGCATGCAACCAAGCGATACCCACAGTTGTCAGTTGTGTTGTGTTGCTAAGTGAAGCTCCTGTTCCGGTGTATTGTCCGCTGTACACATAGTTGTAGGGCAACGCGAGGCTAGATGCGGAAATTGTGGTGTTTAGGTTTCTAGAGTTTAGAGCTTTGAATAAGGTGACATTGGCAGTGTAGGTAAAACCCTGCTGCCCAAAATTGGCGTAAAACGCACCAACGGTTCCACCTCCAGGACCCCGAACAAAGGGGTACCACTGTCTACCGCTAGTAGACGGAGCTGTAAATGTTAACTGGGGAGTTGTGCCTGAGTCTGGGTTTCCAGCAGGGAATGTGCCATTCTTTGAAATCCACATAGACCCTGTTCCAAAGTCTACGGCGATTCCGTATATATCTCCAACAGCTCCACCTGTAAATAAAGAAGTTGCAGTGCCGGTTGTTCCACTAAAAGAACTTACGGTGACTGGAGAAGCTGTATTTAGCTTTGCGCAATAAACTTGCGAAGCTGTGTTTCCATCAGGGTTTCCACTATACAAATCAAAGGTATCATTGATCCACCCGCAAAACCAATCACCCGCTGTTGCCACTTGCCATTCAAAATACCATTTACCTGTGCTTACCGCATAAGTCCCTACTCTAGTTGTCACCCCTGCCGCTGCTGCGGTAGTTACGTATCTCTGTCCTCCCCAAGTTGGGAGATCAGTAGGGTTTCCGCTGGAGTAAGACAAAGAGGTTAGACCGCAGTAGTTAGACGAAATATCTGGGACTAAGGCTGTATTTGTATACTGAGAAGGGACATCATAAAGCACATCAAAGCTGACTTTATCTGAAATAGTATTGCTGATATTGGCAGACAAAGTCCAATCGTGGCTCAATCCACTTGTATCTAATCCAATATTTGCAAAACTTGATCTATCTCCAAAATCAAGATAAAAACCATTATTTCCATATACTCCATTCCAAGTCACTGAAGTCGGTGATCTTGGTATCGTCAGCAGGTTGTTTGTCGTGTCTTGCGCAGATAGCTCGCTTACCGATAAAGCTGCCCCGTCTATAAAAGATACACACGTGATAATGCCATCAAAATAGTTTGAGGCATTAGCATAGCCTATGGTGTGGCTTATCGCGGTGTTAAATATGGACGGGGAGCCTGAAGGGGTAAATGTGTAAATGCCGTTAACGACAAGGCTCATAGTTCCAGCGTTAGACGTAAACATAATCCAGTACCAACTTCCAGGATCTCTAAACACCATTGTTGACGTATACGCGTTTGTGCCGTTCATGGTCAGCACAAGCTGGTCGCTGGTGTTAAACCCTAAAAAAGTCGTAGTGCTAGCTCCCCATATGTTTTGCGTTGTACTTAGCGTTCCTCGTTTAAGCCAACAGGAAAATGTAAATGTGTTGGCTGAAGTTGGCGTTACAAAAGTTCTACTCAAGCCGCCAGACACTGAAGCTCTAAATCTTAAACTCTTGGACGGATACGTAGCCGGACCCGGAGCAGCAGCATGAGCTTTAGTCAAAAACTGATTTTTTGAAACCAGCATTATGCATATGCCTGAGCGTAATTACCGTACCAGCTTGTACCGTCTGATACAAACGATAAGATGTCCCAGCGAGACGCTGTAGTTGTGATTGTTGGAGCCGTAGCTGCTGGCCATTTTACCGATGTAAACGTACTAGTAAAGCTACCTGTTCCTGTGCTCAACAGCAGAATAAACGATTTACCCGCTACCAGAGCAGGCATGGTAAATGTGCAGTTTCCGGTCAAGGTTACCGTCTGCACTGTACCGTTGGTGAGCAGTATAGTCTGAGCTGTGCTACTGTTACCGATCGCTACAACCGACTCTACATAGTTTGTGACTGTTGGGTTGGTTAGGATTTTGGCCGACAAAGTCTCACTACCGCCCAGCGTAGCAAGCGTACCGGATGTAGGCAGCGTGATAGATGTTGCAGCTGAAACAGTGAGCGTGGTTGCAAAAGCACCTGAAATGGTAATTGTGCTTGCTGCATTATTAGCTATCCCAGTGCCGCCTTGAGCCGGTGTAACCACAGCTGCAGTGCTCAGCAGCGTTCCGCTAGTTGGAAACGTGACATCGGTTGCTGCCGAGAGCCTTCTAGTGTACGCAAAGTTGCCAACACCTGTAACAGTCATTGCTGCATTGTTTGCTATGCCCGTGCCGCCGTTTGCTGGACCTAGTGTTCCGGCTACGGTCACTGCTCCAGAAGTTGCAGTAGAAGGCGTCAGGCCGGTTGTTCCAAAAGATATAGTAGATACGCTAGAGCCAGCTGAACTCCAAGAGGGGTTTGCCGCTGCGCCTCCAGAAGTCAAGAATTGACCCGAAGTACCCGGAGCTAGTGCGCTCCATGTTGAAGCTCCACGATAAAGCACCGTGCCTTGCGTAGACGCGGTTAAAGCATTGTCTATTAACGAAGAGAGTCCTTGCCAAGACGGAGCAGTTGCCCCCGCATTGACCGCTTTAATTTGATATGCGGTGCCTAGAGAAAGAGCCGTAGTTGTGGCAGACGCCGTGTTGTAGAAAGTTGTACCCGCAGCACCGCCAGCGATGTTTGTCGCTATACCGACTGTAACACCGGAGGCTGCAGACCATTGAGGAGCCGTACCGCTTGAGGTCAAAATAGTCGTACTGCCCCCGATACCAAGTTTAGACAAAGCGGTGCCGGTTGAGAAGTACAGGAGATCACCAGCAGTATAGGCCGCTAAACCTGTGCCGCCACTAGTGCTGATAAGAGTGCCTGCTACAGTTACGATTCCTGAACTCGCTGTTGATGGGGTTAGTCCAGTGCTGCCGAATGAAATTGTAGATACACCGCCTCCCGCGCCGGAAGCTGCCCACGCAGGGTTTGCCGCCGCACCTCCAGATGTGAGCACGTAGCCATTAGTTCCAGGACCTAGAGCTACCCAGCCGGTTGCATTACGGTAGAGCACTGAGCCTTGCGTAGAGGCTGTAAGCGCATTGTCGATCAGTGAAGATAAACCCTGCCATGAAGGTGCGGTGGCTCCTGCGTTGACGGCCTTGATCTGATATGCGGTACCTATGGCCAATTTAGACAACAACGTTCCAGCTGCGTAATACAACGTATCACCCGCTGTGTAAGCCGCCAACCCAGTACCGCCGTTGCTTGTGATCAAAGTTCCAGCCAACACAACCGCTCCAGTTGTGGCAGTGCTAGGTGTAAAACCCGTTGTGCCTGCGCTGAATGAGCTCACTCCAGATGCTACTGCAGTTGTCCAAGACGGTACGCCGCCTACCGATACGGTAAGGTACTGGCCGCTTGTGCCAACGGTCAGTTTTGACAGCGTGTTAGATGCCGAGGCGTATAAGATATCTCCAGTAGCATAAGTCGTTTGAGCAGTACCGCCGGAAGTAGCGCCGAGTGTGCCTGCTAGGGTAATTGCCCCAGTCAAGGAAGTTGCAGGGGTAAGACCAGATAGTGAAGTTTGAAAAGATGTAACATGCGCAGCCCAACTAGGAGCTGTACCTGCTCCGCCTGAAGTCAAAACATAACTCGCAGTTCCTGCAGTTAGCTTTGAAAGCGCAGTAGTTGTAGAAGCATAAAGTATATCACCAACTGTGTATAAACTCTGGCCTGTACCGCCGTTAGTAGCTGCAAGAGTTCCCGCGAGCGTGATGGCGCCGGTGCTTGCAGTATTAGGTGTGAAGCCGGTGGTTCCAGCATTGAAAGACGTTACGCCGCCTGTAGACGCTGCCCATGTTGGAACACCGGCTGCAAGAGTCAGCACGTAGCCGTTTGTGCCAGCCGTGAGTTTTGATAGAGTATTGGTAGCAGAAGCGTAAACAAGATCGCCTGTTGCGTATGTTGAAAACCCTGTACCGCCTGAGGTGGCTCCCAAAGTGCCTGCAAGAGTCACCGCGCCGGTTGTGGCTGTAGAAGGAGTCAATCCTGATAAAGAAGTCTGGAATGAAGACACTCCAGCTGATGATCCAGCAGTCCAAGTGGGTACACCCGCTGCGATGGTGAGCACATAGCCATTTGTACCGATTGCCAGTTTTGATAGCGTGTTTGTAGCCGACGCGTAGATTAAATCGCCTGTTGCGTATGTAGCAAGTCCCGTACCTCCAGATGTAGCTCCTAAGGTACCGGCCAGCGTAATTGCTCCAGTGCTGCTGGTGCTAGGTGTCAACCCAGACAATGATGTCTGAAACGAGGTTACACCTGTTACAAACTGCGTAACTACGCCGCTAGAGTTCTTGTAAAAGATTTTACCATCAGCGTAGTTGAGCGCCAGTTCTCCATACGCGAGATTGCCGGCCAAAGGGACGTTTGTTGCAGTGCCGCTGCTGTATACAATTAGAGGGGT